GGTGATTCCCGCGGCTCCCGAACGGCAGGCTGAGACAGGCAGCAAAGAAAAGACTGGTTTCCTAGAAGATGATTTCGGCAAAGACTGGGACGAAGACACGCGCCAGGTCGCAATGGAAATCAGCAAGCGATTCCAGCAGCAACTGGCAGAGCGGGATAAAGCTTTGCAGCAACATGCCGAAGCTTTGTCTCTGATGGCGCGGCAAACGCAGGTTGAGCAGCAGCAGCGATATGTTCAAGAATTCGATGGATTCGTGTCAGAGTTAGGAGACACGTGGAAACCTATCCTTGGGTCCGGCGACGGGTATTCCCTGCCAGTCAACAGTCTTGCCTTGCAGAATAGAGTTCATTTGGATCGCATAGCGTCGCAAATGGAAGCGGGTCGCCGCGCTTATAATCAGCCAGATCTTGGGCGGAAAGATTTATTGTCGCGTGCTCTCCGAGTGGCATTTCCAGAGGCACAAAAGCAAGCCGTTCGTCGCGAAGTCATCGCGGATGCTGCAAAGCGCCAGCGATTGGTCACCGAAAGACCGACTCACAGACGCAGCAAACAAATGACCGGCGAGGAGCGGGCTATTCATGCCGCCGAGAATTTCTTCAAGAAGAATCGTGCGACCATAGACCAAGATTCAGAAGATCTTGAGGTCATCTAAAGGAGAGAAGTAATGCGCGGATTACCAGATACAGCAGCGAAGCAAGTTACGAGTTACAATACTGCAGCCAGTGGTGGTAATTCAGTAGTAACGCTTGCAGCGATTGCTGACGGTTATAATGTGATCGATTGGATTATTTGGTCATATGATGCAACACCAACGTCTGGCAGTCTAACGGTTACAGACTCGACAAACAACACGACGTTAGCGAAATGGTCTATTACTACCGACGGACCTGGTGGTACTTTTTTTAGTGAACGTGGCATGGTTACACCGCAAAACACAATCACTACATTCACCCTTGCTGATGGCGGTGCAGGCAAACATCTCACTGTTCAATATAGGTAACATCATGGTTGCTTTTAATAAATTCAACGACTTTGCTGAGCAGTTAGGCCTTGGAACGCATCAACTACAGGCTGCCGGTCATACCCTAAAGGTCTATGCATCTAACGCCACACCCAGCGCTTCCTTGGATACCGTTAAGGTAGATTTGGCGGAAATAACGGCGGAAAACGGATATCCGTCCGGAGGGACTGACATTGCTAATGATTGGTCGGAAACCGGCGGGACAGCGACCCTCGTGGGAACGGATGTTGTTTGGACGGCCTCCGGCGGGACATTTGGTCCGCTGCGATACATTGTTCTGTACAACGACACTCCCACTTCGCCGGCCGATCCGCTGATTGGTTGGTGGGATTACGGATCTTCAGTAACCCCTTCCGCACCCGAGACGTTTACAGTTGATTTTGGTGCAAGTGTTCTTACGCTGGCTTAAGGATATTTTTATGATCTACGAGAATTTAGTATCTTCGCTTGGCCAAGATGAAAGATTTTCGATCGACCAGCCGCCGTCTGGCGTCGAGGAACACAAGATTTTTGTCCGTAGTGGAGCTTTCTACGCAGAAAAAACTGTTCCGTCTGGGGCTTTCGATTGCCCACGATATCCTGATCGAGTTATGGACGAAGTGTGGATATTGCTTAAAGATGTTCGAGCCCTTAGGGTTGCCAATGAGGCCGAGGCAGAAAGACCACCGTGGTATAAGAGAACTTGGAACTTCTTAACTGGAAAGTAGTGCCATGGATTTTTGTTCTATTTTGCGGTGGAATAATTCGTTGCGCCGGCAACCGGATATGTACGCTTGCTGCCGTGACTTCAACAACTTAATAGTTGTGGAGGAACAGGAGTTCAAGGCCGTCCGAAAGTGTTCTGTGTGTGGTAATAAACACTATTGGATGCGGGCTGAGGCCGGCAATATGCGGGCTATGATGGTCACCACGTAATTGCGTAGCCGCCGTTAAGCGGTAGAAAAGGCTAAAGACAGATGGCAACCTATGAAGAGCTGTTTAATTTGCGTACAAATACCGCCCTGCGCAATAAACTCGCCGTAGCGGCGGTTATTAAAGCGCAGGCGTATGTTGTCGGAGCAACTCCCACACTTAATCAGTTGACGTGGGCCAGCAACACATTCGCCAACCCTTTGCACGAAGCTGATGAGTTGATGAATTACATACTGGCTGCCAACAAAGATTTGTCTACGGCCCAAATCAACGGCGCGTCTGATTCCGCAGTGCAGTCGCAGGTCAATACTGCCGTAGAGGCTCTAGTCACCGGAGGGATTGTATAATGGCAGACGTAACAGTTGAAATGGGTACGCCGATTTGCTGGGCGGACACCACGGACTACAGCAGCACGGCTAGCGGTATAACAAGGACTCATCAACTTGATCTCACAAGTATTGCTGATGGCGCCGCGAGACAAGGTGCAAAGGCCGATTTGACTGCTAACAGGGCCGGCAGTTACGCCGTCAAAGCGTGTATCGAGCCCGGTGTGGCACCAACAGCCGGGAATCGTGTGGAATTTTACTGGTCTTCGTCTTTTGTGACTACGGCGGGGACAGGCAACGACGGCGGCACGTCGGTGACGGGTGCGGACGCTGCTTGGGTCCCAGGTGGCGGTGCCGAGGCGGATATCGACGAGTTCAAACGTCAATTGATATTTCTCGGGGTAATGGCAATGACCGCCGATGCAATACCGCAGGTTGCTCTTCTTCGCAGCCGTTTTTTCCCACCGTCTAGATATGGCCAAGTTGTAATTAAAAATGATTGCGGTCAAGCGTTCATTGCTGACGCGGTCGAGATGTATGTGGCTTTAATTCCGAACGTCGATGATGTGGCAGCCTCTTAGTATAAATGGCATTCTACGAACAATTCCCAGAAGACTTCGACCTGGACGACATTGACCGTGACGGCCAGGGCAAGGAACTCGCGTTCTGGTTTGCTGGCCAGCACCCAGGCAGCACGCTCTGCTTCGACTCGTCGCTTTACCGGAACCACGGCACCCTCACCAGCATGGACCCACCCACGGATTGGGTCGACGGCCACCATGGTATGGCGTTGGATTTTGATGGATCGAATGATTATGTCAATCTCGGAACGAGGTTAGGCAATTGGTCAGAGTTTACAATTTCGTTGTTTTTCAAACCAGCACAGACTGGAATTTTCCATGATTTATTCGGAAAGGATGATGCCACAAATGGAATTCGTTTCGGTGCAACCACTGCAAATGTACTATACGCGCGAACCTATTCAGGAGGCGGCTTTGCAACTATCACTGGTGTCGGTACATTTACAACGGGATTGCACTACCATTTTGCCTTAAGACGAGACACGGCTGGTCGTCTATACATCAATGGAAAACCAGATCAATCAGCGGCTTTGGGTGCCCCTGGGGATCACTCTGCAGTAGCAGCCTATATGGGGAATATAGCCGGATTTACACGAACGCAAGGCGCCATCAGCGATGTACGTGTGTATTCCCGTGCCCTCACGGACAGCGAAGTCTGGGACATCTACAGCAACCCGACCGGCATCATCCTGCCGAGGCGTAAAACATTAAAGCGGAACGCTGCAGCCGGCACGTTTAGTATTGCGGCGGACTCCGGTTCATATTCATTAACAGGCACCGCCGCAACCTTAAAATTTGGTCGTTTGCTTTCGGCCGGTTCAGGCTCATTTAGTGTAACTGGCTCCTCGGCCGACGTATTGTTTGGTCGCAAGCTTGCTGCAAACTCAGGATCTTTTTCAGTTACCGGAACTGCCGCTACTCCTAAATTTGGTCGATTGCTTTCCGCAGGTTCTGGTGCGTATTCAATTAGCGGAAAACCGGCCAATTTAACTTTCAGCGGTGCTCAGTTGAGAAAATATCAATTCCTGCTTCGCAGGGCTTTATGGAGAACGAGATAAAATGCGCGGCCTTCCAGACACGATGGCGTTGCAAGATACTGATTACAACACTGCTGCAAGCGGTTCAAATTCAGTTATCACTATCAATGCCGTCGCTAACGAGTACAATGTTTTGGACTGGATTACGTGGTCTTATGCAACTGCGCCGACCAGTGGTGGCCTGACAATCGTAGACTCCACCAATAATACAACTCTGCTCGCGGCGGATATTACAGCCAGCGGTCCTGGGCAAATTATGTTTGGAGATCGCGGAATAGTTGTGCCTATTAGCGCCGCGGTCACTATTACGTTGCTCGATGGCACGGCCACAAAAAAATTAACGGTGCAAAAAAGATAGACGATGTCTCTAACCAAGCCACTCGCATCCGGTCTTAGCGGCCTCTCGGCGATCAACCCGCAGGGCGGTGCGGATGGTGGCGGTCCAGAGTTTTCGTGGGGGGATTATCCTGGCCTTGTGTTTCGATACGACATGTCCGCCAGCACCGAAAACCACATGACGGTCGTCAACAGTTTGGTGACCTCAGTGACGGATCAAACCGGGAATGGCAACCATGCCGTGCAGGCCAATACGTCGCTGCAACCTGCCGTAACAACGCTGGCTGGGAGCCTAACGGGGATTCAGGGCAACGCCGCTGCGTTTTTAGCCACTGGCTCACTCTTATCACCGGACCCGAAGACGATTTTCATTGTTGTGAAAGCGCCTGAAGGCAGCACGGTTCGGCACTTCTCCGGTGCCTCGCAGAGTCGACTAGGGATTACCGCCGCTGATGCGAGGTTCATACGCGCGGGCACGCAGCTCGCTGACGGCACGTACACCGCGAACACGCTTGAGATTTGGTTGGCCGAATTCAATTCGACTGCCTCATTGCTTTACGTCAACGGCGGCGTAGCGGTTGCTTCGGGAAACGCCGGGACTGGCACGGATGCCGCGGTAACGTTGCTCTCTCTGGCCGCGGGCACACAAGCTACGGACGGGGCCATTGGTGAGTACGCAAGATTCGATCGCGTGCTAACAACGACAGAAGAGAATGAAATCGGCAGTGCCTTAGGGACGAAGTGGGGCCTGTCCTGGACAACTATTACGTAGGAAAGTGCGAACATGCCTTGGCCAATTGCAAATCGCGCAGATTCGCTCGAAATCGATTTTTACTACCTTCGTCGGCAGATTGGTGGATACCTCGGTTTTGGTATCAATCACGCAGACTGGAATGACGAGACTGAGCAAACTGTTCAAGAGGTTATCGACGAAGGTTTAAGGTCGTACTACTTTCCTCCGCCGCTGCAACCGCCATATACGATCGTAGAAGGTGATGTTCACGAATGGTCTTTTATGCGACCGACCTGGGAGTTTACCACCGAAGCGGATGAACGACGGTATGCGCTGCCGTCGACATTCGACCGGCCCATCGGAGATCTGGTGTACCTCGATACCGACAATGCCTTTCCAACGGCGAAGCACGCGAGCCCGTCGCGGCTCCTGGCTCTCGAAGCCCGCACATCATTTACGTCGCCGCCAGAATATTTTGCGATCGAACCGATGGATTCCGCCGGGACCGAGAAACAGACATTGATTCTTGTGCTGCACCCGACCCCGGATGCTCAGTACCGTATGGCACTCCGCTACCAAGCCCACGCGCAGCGACTGACGGAGGATGCGCCTTTCCCGCTGGGCGGGCAAGTTCATGGTCCAGGGATCCTGGCTTCATGCATGGCGGTCGCCGAGCTTCGCAAAATTGGAATGCAGGGCCCGCTATTTCAGGTTTTCATGCAGAAGCTGGCCGGAAATATTGTTCGCGATAGGCAGAGAAATGCACATGTGCTGGGATACAACGGAAATTTAGCGTTGGATACTTTTGGACGCTCAAAATTGCGACGTTTGAACGGCATCTTCTACAACGATGCTACGTATTCAAATACATCGTACTCGGGTCAGTAAAAGCAACGTTGTCTTTTAGCGTCCAAACCCGAATAATTATACAACAGGCTATCCCCGTTTGCCGGTGTTTTTCCGCAATGTGCGATGCAGTCGCCGAAGTCTTGTGGCGGGTTGAAGGCTGGTAGTCATTTTTGGTTGACCTTGCGCCAAGTAAATTGGCGGTAACAATACAATCTGAAGGAACACTTCCGTGGCAGCTTTGACCGCGACCGACATTGCCGACCTTGTGGCAGCTACTCTTTACGATCTGGGACCGCTGCGGTTTCAGCAAATCGCCCAGTCTCTCCCCTACTACGAGGTTTTCTCGAAGTGGTTCAAGAAAGACAAGGTGATGTTTGACTCTGGAATTGGTATCCAGCGTACGCTGATGAGCAAGCTGGACAGCACCAGCGCCAAGCACGTCGGGCTCATGGACACCGACCAAGTTAACATCCCCGATGTCCTGGATCAGATCCAGATTCCGTGGCGCCACGCGCAGACATCGTGGGCCCTGATCTATCAGACTGACATCCTGATGAACCGCGGCAAAAGCCTCGTATTGAACGTTATCAAACCCCGCCGGGCAGCTGCTCTGTTGGGACTCGTTGAGGAGCTGGAAGACCGCGCGTGGGGCGCGGCTCCGGGCACGACCGACAAGATTTTGCCTTATTCGATTCAGTATTGGGTTGTTGAGAACGCCACGACTGGTTTCAACGGCGGCCTGCCTGGCAGCCACGCGACGATCGGCGGTGTCGATTTGACCGACAGCCCGAACTTCAAGAACTACACGGCTGTTTATACCAGTGTAACGAAGTCGGATCTGATCTCG